GCCGGGTGAATTACATACCCGGGGACCTCGGCTGCGACTCTTCTAAGATTCTCGTTGGTAGCTCTGCACTCATCCTCACTCTTGAAGAAAGCCTTTACGGCCACCTCGCGAGGATTTCCCCAGGTAAAACCTGGGTACTTCGCTAGAAAGTCCTTTTGAAGGCGCTCCCAGCGGTAGAGATGAATAGAGTCAAGGTTCAGGCTCCCCTTCGTGAGGGGGCCACTGAAGATCCCTTCCGGGATCTCCAGTAGGCGAGCGAGATGCTCAACCGCCTGAGACGTTTCCGTCGGGGTCAGTCTCGGCAGGGTGAACCACTTTTTCGGTCGAGGTTTTGCCTCTTCCGGGTTGAGGTTTCCGCCGAGTACGCGCTTTGCGTCGTTTGGCAACTGACAGTCCTTTCAGTAATCTGAGTAATCCGAGGAGTAACGGCATCACTGCCGTTACGAGAACTGCAACTTCCTCAGTGGTGGAGCTCGCCATCAGGTTCGCTCCCCACTGCTTCGAAGTTCTCGTCCTCCGAGCTCCCCTCGCTTTCGACCAAGACTTTCATCTTGTTCATGGCGAGGATGAGCCCACCCTCGGACCTTGTGATTACCGCCTGCAACTTCACTTTCGACATGGTGAAGAAGTGCTCGCTGTAGCAGACCGGGGCACGCTGTACGACCTCTTCTCCGAAGGCGTTGTCGCGGTTACGCAACAACATCCCCCAGTAGGAGTGGTCGATGATGTGTGCCTGTCTCGCTCCACGAGCCAGTTCCTCGTCCGAAAGGTGCCGGAAGGCACCGCTTTGAACGAGGGCTCCACGCATGTTGTGAGCGACCCACAGAAAACTCTCGAGAGAGTTCTCGCACGCCTCGATGGCGAGCTGGGTAATCGGCTGCAGACGGTCCCAATGGATGTGACTTTCGCCACCTCGCACAGGTTCCATCGAGGAAACTGCCCTCTTGACGTAGCCCGCCTCCCGTTCTCTTGCGAGTTCGAGAGGGTAGGGCTGCATTACGAAGGCAAAGACCTTGCGGCCAACGGTCAGCTTCACCAAAGCTACTGGGTATGCTTGAGACATGACATTCCTTAGGGTTTGTTGTGGAAACCGACAACTGATTAGGTCGTCGGCTCGAGGTCCTGGATAGCCGACGTGATGACGGCGTTGGCCAGGAAGTTGCGGTGGATTGCCAGCTGGTCCTTACGCGCCTGCGTGGACGAACGTTCCGGAATCGTGAACGTGGTCGTCGTGACAGGATTGTAGGAGACCATCGGCGCGGGCGCGATCCCGCTGACGGTGCTGTTGGTGACGTTTTCGAGCACCGGCACCGAGGACTTCGCGACCACGACGTAGTTCTTCCGTTGCTTGCCATTCGGCTCCTTGAAGGACATCGAGACCTTCCAGAAACCGACGGCGGCAGCGGCAGAACGGTCCACCCACGAGGCGAGAATGCCTTGCAGGGATTCGGACCACCCAGCACCATTCGTGTAGAAGGTGTGGGCAACGGGCGTGGCTTGACCATCGTTGATGGTCAGGTTGGCTTGAGAAGCCATGGAGCTCCTTTCAGAGCATGGTTGAATGAGGCTAAGCCTCTGGTTGAAGATCCGCTTACCGAACCTTTCGGCCCGGGCGGTCTGATATCAGTTGCGATAGGAGAGCGATCCCTGACAAGATACGCTCAACCCCTAGCTTTGGCTGGATGGTTGGGAACTTCGCGTAGGGAAATTCCGTTAACAGCAAACGCGCCTTCGTCGTTTTCACGATGTTGACGTCACCACCGAAGGACCCGCCTGCCTTAAAGTCAGGATCGGGTAAAACTCCGGTTGTCTGCTGCTTAACCAAAGCTACACAGGAGCGATTTATCGACTTTGTACCGCGCATGAAGCTCATACCACGAGCATACTCCAATTGCTGGAGATAGTTACCGACTGGAATGAACCAGTCGAGAACGAAGCTGTATGGTAGAAGCTCCCACGCGAGCAAAGCCGGGTTAGTCACTCCCGTCGACGCTAGTGTTTGTAACACTGCGTTGTCCTCGTCGGCCTCGATGACATAACGAACGGTTTCAGCGATCTTACAGGTCGCTTGTCCACCGAACGTTGTTCCATTTACGGTAAAACTGTAGGCGCTTTGCGTGTAGTCTAAGACCGCACGCGCTGACGCTTCGAATCTGATACCATGGTATCGGCCGGTGTGCATTCTTGCGAGTGCTTCACAGCCACCGTAAATGTCCTGCAGTAACGGTTTCCAACCGTACTGAAATTCGAGCCACATGTCACCAAACGAAAACTTCTTCCGAGTGTTTACTTCGGTCCAAGTCTCCGTCTTGTGACGTTTTGGCCGATCAAGGGGAAACCCTCGATCGTCAAATGCGGTTGTGGTCCACTCCGTCCTCTTTCGATAACGGGGAATCACGTACGCACCCGAGCGTGTACGTACTGGCTTGGGAAGCCCGTACTTCTTATACAGCTCATCGAAT